ATCTTTCAGGATCTCAACCAATTGTTGTTGGCCAACAACTAAATTCAAGTATTGGAACTTCTACTACACAGGCAAATGCTGATATAGTTGTATCAGGAATAGCTGCTTCATATATATTATCAGGAGCAGTAGCCGGTTCTTCAGTCGATGTATTCCCTAATGGAATTTCTCTTTCTACAACAGTAGGAAATACACTTACAGGAATAGGTGTTCCTGTAACAGGGTCTTCTGCGTCTACTTCTATTTCAAGTGTTGTTATAGATGATAAATATTTAATTGGAGCAGGTTGGGGCAGAGATACTTGGGGATCAATGGTATGGGGTGATGCTTACTCTGTACAAACGGGATCAGTATCCGCAACAATGTCTATTGGTGCAGTTGCTGAAGTTACGGCAGGTGCAAACGTAGAATTAATTGGACAAGAAATACAAACTACACTCGGTGAAGAAACAATCACAGGGCATGCTAATGTTAATGTTACTGGAATTCAATTAACATCTTCTATTAATTCAGTTCAAGCTTTATCTGTAGTTGGAAATCAATTATCAAGTTCAATAAGTCTTGTAGATATTAATGCGGATGGAAATCAATTCCAAAACATATTTGAACCTCAACTAACAACAACTATTGGTTCTATAACTATTGATATTGGTGTAACTATTGACGCAGTTGGCGCAGAAGCAACTATGTCTATTAGCGGAGTTATTACACAAGCTAATTCTAATGTAGACATTAATGGACAACAGCTTACAAGTACTTTGGGGGAAGAGTTTGCCTTTACCGATGTAGTAATATCAGTAACAGGATTACAGACAACAATATCTGTAGGGGAAGAAACAGTTCAAGCTAACGCTGATGTTTCTGTAACAGGATTTGAATTAACAAGTTCTATAGGTTCAGTAGAACAAGTTACTATTTATGAAGTAACTGGCCAAGAAATAACTATGTCCATGGGTGAGGAAACTGTTATAGCTAGTGCAAATGTGGGTGTTACTGGCATACAGTTGACAGCTTCTGTGGGAAGCCTTAATATAACAGCCTGGGCAGAGATCAACCCAGGTGTAAGTAATACTTGGGCACCAGTTGATTTAGCGGCCTAACTAAGGTAAAATTATAATTATTTAGGAGATAAAAATTTATGACATCAGCTTATTCAACAGATCTAAAACTAGAACTTATGGTGACTGGCGAAAACGCTGGTACATGGGGTGATAACACAAATAACAACTTAAACTTAATTCAACAAGCACTTGCAGGATACGAACAAGTAACGTTATCAAGTGGCGGAACTTTAACTCTTGTTATGACTGATGGTGTTTTATCAAACGCAAGAAACATGGTAATTAAATTTGCTACAGCAACTATTGCATCAAGTACAATTTGTACTATCCCTGACGGAATTGAAAAATTCTATATTTTTGATTGTAGTGGTCTTACAGATGCAAACAACCTAACAATTAAAACTGTATCGGGAACTGGTTTTTCACCAACTACTGCAGGTGCTGCAGGTTCAAAAATTTTTGCAGCTTATTCAGATGGCACAAACATAGTTGAAATTTCATTAAACACTTTAGGTGGAACTATTGCAACAGCTCAAATAGAAGCTGCAGCAATAACGACTGCATTACTTTCAGACAACGCAGTTACAACTGCAAAAATTTCAGACAATGCAATTACAACTGCAAAAATTGTTGATGACGCAGTAACAGCTGATAAATTAGCTAACACTGCAGTAACTCCAGGTTCTTACACTGTTGCAGAAATTACAGTTGATGCTCAAGGTAGAATTACTGCTGCAGCGACTGGTTCAGCAGGTGGCGCAGAAGAAGTATTTTTTGTCGAAGGTGCTGGAGTGTCAGGAATTTTAACAAACCCAGAAACTAAAATTACAACTGGATCTGAAGTTATCGTTTATGCTCAAGGTGGAGCTGGCGGTGGCGCTGGAAACCAAGGTCAGTCAGGTCAACCTGGAGGATTTGGTTCTGCTGGAGGTATGGTTATGTTTGTAACAACTCTTACAACTACACTTGCATCTTCTCCTTACTCATTAGGAAATATGGGTAGTGGCGGTGGTACTGCTGCTGCAGGACAAGCTGGTAATGAAACTATAATGACTAATTTTATAACAGCACCAGGTGGACCTGGCGGTCCTCCAGGAAACAGAGGACCAAACTCTGGCGGGGCTCCTGCTAACAGAGGAAGAAGTTTACCTGCATTAAATCCAGCTGCAACAATAAATTTTTGTCCATTTGCACCAACTAATGCGTGGATTCAAGCGGACGGAACTTTAACCAACACTTTTGTTAACCCTAAATCAATGACAGGACATTTATGGAAAAATACTGTTGGTTCAACTCCAGGTGCAACGGGTGCTTTTGGAAATAACGTAGGTGGAGCTGGTGGACCTTCGGGTATTTCAAGTGGATCAGCTTCTTCAGGTAACGCCTTTATTGGTATAATGGTTAAAAATTAGGAAATATATATTATGGCAAAATATTTTGGATTTATTAATGGTGAAGGACAAACTATAGATTACATGGCTTCTTCTGATACTGAAAAAGCAGTTATTCAAGCAAATTTAACACCAAGAGAAATAGATTGGGTTTCCGTAAGTGACGAAGACTATGCAAAAGGTCACTTCAATACGCATGAAGGAGTTTTATCAAATGGTGCTGTAAATTGGACTGTTGAACATGATGGAACTTTTGAAAGTTCTCAAGAAGTAGTTCAAAGCCAAATAGATTTTAACATCAATGAAATAAATAGATGGTTAAACTCTACTAGATGTAGTGATGCTACTCAAAAAACATCTTGGGAAGCTTACAGAGATACTTTATCTGCATTAGACTTATCTTCAACTACTACAACTTTTCCAATAACAGGTACTTGTGCGTTGAAAACTTTAGTTGATAATGGTGATCTAGCAGAATATAGACATACTCAAAGATTACCATAGTGTTTCATAAATAATTATATATATTGTTATTAATGTTTAATAACAAAATTAAATTTATATCTACTAAAGAAGTCTTAGAAGATACAGAAACTAATCCTATACCTATAAAGCTTAATATACCTAAATGGTTTAAAGAACTAGATAGTAAGACAGATACGGTTAAAAACTGTATGCCTTTTTTAGATACTTTAACAACAGGGTATGGTTTAAAATTACCGGCAGATTTAGATATTAACCATAACTTTATGGAAAATAATAAACAAGGATCTTTAATGAAATGTCCTTTTGAAGGTAATCCCTTATGGGTAGGAGATAAACAGCTAAACTTAAACTCACATCAAGAAGCTGATCATCCTATATGGCAACTAAAGGGATCTCCTTTAATAAATAAAAACAAAAATTTTTCTTTTTTAAAAATAATTTATCCTTATAAAATAAACACACCTAAAGGGTACTCTTGTTTATTTTTACCTCCTTGCAATAATACGGATGATAGGTTTGAGATATTGCCAGGTATTGTAGATACTGATACTTATGACGCAGAGATAAATTTTCCATTTATAATAAATGGAGATAAGTATCCTAAATTGGACACAGTCTTTGAAAAAGGAATTGTGTTTGCTCAAGTTATTCCTTTTAAAAGAGAGTCTTGGAAAATGGAATTAATTAAACAAAAAGAAATGCGCAACGATAGTTTTCTATACAAGTGGTTGACTAAAATACGGCATAGATATAAGAATTTAATATGGAACAAAAAGAAATTTTATTAAAAGATCAGATATTAGAAATACCTAATTTTTTAGATCTACGTACTTTAGTTAAATTTTTAAAATATATAAATAAACTAGATTCTGAAAAAAAATTTGAAGATGCTAGGATTATAGGAAACAACCCAACAAATGATCAACAAATTGTAAAAAACATAAGAGATACCAAAAATTTTTCTTTGACTAATTTAAACAATTCTAAAACAGATCAACATTGGTGTAACTTAATGATATACTGTCTTCAAGCTGCTTTAAAGAAATATCAAAAAAATCGTCCTGAATGTTATGTGGAACAAATAACTAATATGCAAATTTTAAAATATAAACAAGGAGGTCATTATGTATCTCATATAGATGATCATCCAACTCTTAGTAGAACAGTAAGTTTTATTTATAGATTAAATAACGACTATGAAGGAGGAGATTTAGTTTGGGAACTTAACGGAAAAGAATTTCATAGAAGTAAAACTAAACCTAATTCTTTAATTATTTGGCCAAGTAATTTTCTATATCCACATAAAGTAGAGCCAGTAACCAAAGGATTAAGATGGAGTATGGTAGCATGGGGAAGATAGAAAACGGATACAAATTAGTTAAAGGTTTTTTAAACAAAGAAGAACTTAATCTTTTACAAGGGTATACTGAAATACACCATAGATTCAATACTAGTAGTTTTGACATGATGGGACAAAGTGAAAATATGGATACTTGTGTTTATACTGATCCAATAATGGATTCTTTATTATTAAGTAAACAAAAACGTGTAGAAGAAGAAACAAATTTAAAATTATTTCCTACATATACTTTTTGGAGAATGTACACTTACGGAGCGGATTTAAAAAAACATACTGATAGAAATTCTTGTGAAATAAGTGTTACAGTTTGTCTATGGTCTGATGGAACTGATTGGCCTATTTTTATGAATGGTAACTCTATTTTACTTAAACCAGGAGATGCTGTAGTATATGAGGGAATAAGAATACCTCATTGGAGAGACGAGTTTAAAGGAGATGGTCAGTCACAAGTTTTCTTGCATTATGTTGATGCTGACGGAGAACATAAAGATCATAAATACGACAAAAAAACAGCAATTGGATATCCTAGGTAATACTTCAAGTAACTCCTAATGTTTGATATAATGTTTATAAATTATGCCATTAACAGATGTAAAAATACAACCAGGTTTTAATAAACAAGCTACTCCAACAGGTGCTGAAGGTCAGTGGATTGATGGAGATTTTGTAAGATTTAGATATGGTCTACCTGAAAAAATAGGTGGATGGGAACAGATAACTTCAAAGACTTTAACTGGTGTAGTCAGAGAACAGCTTGTATGGGCTGATTTAAATGGTAGACGTTACGTTGCTTTAGGTACTAATAAGACTTTAATAATTTATTATGAAAATGTATTTTACGATATTACTCCATTAGACACTGCAATAACTGGAGCAACATTTACAACTGTTAATACTAGTCCAACTGTAACTGTAAATAAAGTTGCTCATGGTTTATTGGCAGGTGCTTTAATTACATTTACAACTGTTACACCGCCCACTGGAGCTGGTTATCTAGCTGCAGATTTTACTACAAATACTTTTGAAGTTGTGACAGTACCCAGTCAAGATACGTTTACAATTACTATGGCGGCTAATGCTGGTACAACTGTTGCAGCAAGTGGAGCAGCAACAATAAACCCTTATATTAAAGTAGGGCCATTAAATCAAACTGCTGGTTTTGGTTATGGTACCTCTGGATGGGGAGGCTCCGCAGGAGTAATCTCAACCTTAAGTGGTCTATTACTCGATGACACCGCGGGAACGGGGGGTTCTGGTACTTCAATTACATTATCTTCAGTAGTTGGGTTCCCTGCTACTGGCACAATAAAGGTTGGAGCTGAATTTATTTCGTATACGGGCATTTCTACAAATGATTTAACTGGAATTACTAGAGATGTAGCAGGCACAAGATCATCTCATATAAGTGGAGCTTCTGTTGAAGTTTATCTGGGATGGGGAACTGCATCATTGACTGGTGGAGTAACTTTAGAATCTGCTTCATGGTCTTTAGATCACTTTGGTTCAAAATTAATTGCAACAATAAAAGATGGTAAAACTTTTGAGTGGGATACTATAAGTAATGTACCAGCTGCATTAATTACAAGAGCAACCGTTGTAAGTGGAGCACCAACTAAATCTGTTATGTCTATTGTTTCTGAAAGAGATAGACATTTAGTAATACTTGGAACAGAAAATACAATTGGCACTTCAAATACTCAAGATAAAATGTTTATAAGGTTTTCAGACCAAGAAGATATATCTAATTATGTTCCAACTTCAGTTAATACTGCTGGTACATTTAGAATAGATTCAGGTACAAAAATAGTAGGAGCTATAAAAGGTAAAGATTATATTTTAATACTAACCGACACTTCAGCTTATGTAATGCAATTTGTTGGTCCTCCATTTACATTTTCTATAAGACAAGTTGGCAGTAATTGTGGAGCTATAGGTCAACACTCTATTAAATATGCAAACGGAGCTGTTTGGTGGATGGGTCAAGCAGGAGGATTTTTTGTTTATGACGGTACTGTAAAATCTGTACCATGTTTAGTTGAAGATTTTGTATTTACAAATAAAGGAGATAATTTAGGTATTAGCTATTCTAATGGAGAACAAATTTATTCAGGATTAAATCATTTGTATGACGAGATTAGCTGGTTCTATCCTAAATCTGGTTCATTTTTAATTGACAGAGTTGTTACTTATAATTACATAGAACAAACTTGGACAACTGGCTCATTATCAAGGACTACTTGGTTTGATGCTACATTATATAGTAACCCTTACGCAACAGAATTTGCATTAACGGGTACTCCTTCTTTTCCAACTACACAAGGAGTAACAAACCAAAATGGTGCATCAACTTATTATGCTCATGAAGTTGGTAATAATGAAGTAGATTATACTGGAGCAAAAACAGCTATACCAGCTTTTATTCAATCTGGTGATTTTGATTTAGGAGAAGGACAAAATTTTATGAGTATAAGAAGATTTGTTCCTGATTTTAAATTACTTACTGGAGATGCGCAGATAACTATTAATTTAAGAAGATACCCCAGCCAGCCTCAAACTTCTTCTCCTTTAGGTCCATTTACTGTAAATAATTTAACAGAAAAAGTAGATACTAGAGCTAGATCTAGATTTGCTAGTTTAAAAATTGCAAACACTTCTACCGATGAAAATTGGAGGTATGGTACATTTAGAGCAGACATACAACCCGATGGAATGAGATAATTATTTGTGTTACAAGTTTTAGATAACTTTTTTAACGATTTAGATTTTGTATTAAAACAATCCAAACAAATGGATTACTTTTCATTAGAAAAGTTAATGTTTTTAAGAGGATGTGCTCAATCCTGGCCAGGAGAAAGAACCTTACAATTTTCTGAAGTTTTAAAAAACAGTTTAAATCAATATCAATCTTTACACGATTATACACACAATAATGTTTTAAATAAATTTAACTTTAATAATACCACTAAAAATGTTAAATATGTTTTTCATAAAAGATTTGAAAAAGATAATGGTAAAGACTGGATTCATAGAGATGCTTCTGACTTTGCTTTAATTGTATATTTGTCAGACACCAATTTAAATTCAGGGACTACTTTTTATGATGATGATAAAAAAGAAACTATGACAGTTAATTTTGTTCAAAACAGAGCTATATTTTTTAATAGTAAAATTCTGCACACTTCTAAACTTAATTATGGTAGTAAAGAAAATTGTAGATTAACTTTAAACGGGTTTATTTGGTTATGATAAGAAAAGAATTTTTTGAGACACCTTTATGGATAAGTGATATTACTCTTAACAATACATTATTAATTGAAATATTAGAAGAATGTATTAAACAAAAGTATACTGACACTAAAAGTTCTATAAACGGTGCTATCCAAACACTTAATCTTTTAAATGTACAGAATTTTTTTCATACTAAAAAAACTATTGAAGAATTATTTCTTCAAGAAACAGGAAAAGAAGTGACTGTAAAAAATGCTTGGATTTGTAAGAATCCAAAAGGATCTAAAAATAAAACACATGTTCATGGGAAGTGCGATATATCTGGAGTTTATTATATAAAAGTACCAAAAAATTCAGGTAATATAATTTTTCATAATCCTAATCAAGTAGTTCAAACACAAGAGCTTTATGACAAAGACAAATGTTTTTCTCAAGTATGGTACGTAGATTCAGAAGAAAATAAAATAATGTTTTTCCCATCTTGGGTACCCCATGAAACAGAAGAAAATAAAACAGAAAATGACCGAATAGCTTTATCTTTTAATATAGTATATAATTAAATAATGGCTAGAATCAACATTACAGTACCTGAACCTACTCCCGAATACACTACAGAAAATCAAAGACAGGTTGCCCAGTCTTTACAAACTTTAAAAGATCAGTTAAATACTTCTTTTCAACAAGAAATTAAAAATGAACAAAATACCTTTAATTACTTTATGTCATGACAGTTAGATATAAAAGCGAAACATTTGATTTAACTACGACTAATATCACGACAGTTTTAACGTGCCCTGCAGATGCAACTATTATTGTTAAAAATGTACAAGCAGTTCACGATACTGCAAGTAATGTAGATACCGATCTATTTATAACAAAATCAGGAGCTTCTCGTGTTCAAATAGGTCATGTTGTTTTAAACAAATCTACAGAAAATTTAATTAAACAATCACTAAATCTAGAAGCAAG